GCGCAGCTGCTATTCGCACGCTGGGAACATCTATCTACACAACAACATTTAACAATGCAAGCGCAGCCATTGCTAAAACAATTGTTGATGCTAAAGGCGACATAATTGCAGCCACAGCAGCAGACACAGTTTCAAGATTAGCAGTTGGTGCAAATGACACAGTTTTAACTGCTGATAGCACCGCTGCCACAGGATTAAAATGGGCTACGGCTTCAAGCGGTGGTATGACTTTGTTATCAACGACCACTTTATCAGGTGCTTCAACTACTATTTCAAGTATTAGCGGTAGTTATACAGATTTACAAATAATTATTTATGGCGTTTATAATGCCACCGCCGCCGGCCTTTTTAGAGTAGCCCCTAATGCTTCAACAGGAATTACAGATAATTTTAATAATAATAGTAATACGGGTTGGGTAAGCGAAAATGCTCGTTATTTACAATTATCTGGAAATGCTTCCGCAGCAAATCCAGACAACACTCAAAGTATTAATATGTGGGTTCTTAATTTACCGCAATATTCAAACACTTCAATGAATAAACATTTTAGTGTTACTGCTGGTTTTTTAACAGTTGCTAATTATCCCAACGCTTTAGGATATATGAATAGTGGTTTAATAAAAACAACTTCCGCAATAACTTCTCTAGTTTTTTCAAATAGCGGTGGAAATTTTTCAGGCGGCACAGTTCTAGTTTATGGGGTGAAATAATGACTAAACCAATTATAAGAATACACAACACAGAAACAGATGAAATCATTGATAGAGAAATGACTGCTGCTGAATTTAAGATTTATGAAGCAGACAAAGCAGCACAAGCAGTTGCACAAGCCGAAGCCGATGCAAAAGAAACTGCTAAAGCAGCAATCCTTGATCGCATTGGTTTAACTGCTGATGAACTTAAAACGATACTTGGCTAATCATGCCAAGTCTAATAGAGATTGCTAAAACAGAAATTGGTTATACCGAAACAGGCAACAATGATACAAAGTATGGCGAATGGTATGGCTTAAACAATCAGGCTTGGTGTGCCATGTTTGTATCTTGGTGCTATGACAAAGCAGGACTTGGTGGCAAGGTCAGATCCCAATCTAAAAAAGGATTTGCAAGCTGTGCTCATGGTCTTAAATTCTTTGCAGAAAGCAATAAGTTAATCCCTGTTGGTCAGGCTAAGGCTGGCGATATTGCATTCTTTCAATTTGACAAAGATGCAGAGCCTGATCATGTTGGCATTATTAAATTTAACAATACAGCTCTAAAGTATTTGCAGGTTATCGAAGGCAATACATCAGCAGACAAAAGTGGCAGTCAATCCAATGGCGAAGGCGTATATCTAAAGCGCAGAAGTTACTCATTGGTAATGGCTGTTGCCCGACCATAGGAGCAAAATGAAACTATCAAACAAACACAAAGCAGCAATCAAGTCATATCTAAGAGCTGTGGGTGCAAGTGGTTTAACTGTTGCATTGGCAATTGTTGCTGACATTCGACCAGAGTTTGCAGTATTACTTGGTGCGCTAGTTGCACCGCTTGCTAAGGCAATTGATCCAAGTTCCGGTAAAGAAGTAGATTATGGCGTTAATGCAAAATGACCGCACAAGAATGGGTTGGTATATCCGTTGGCGTATGCGCCGTATTAACAAGTTTGTTAGTGGGTCTGCGCTGGGTTATTAAATCCTACCTACAAGAACTTAAACCTAATGGTGGGTCAAGCATGAAGGATCAGTTGAACAGATTAGAAGCGCGTGTTGATGATCTGTTTATGTTAATTAGTAAGCGATAATTTATTTATGGCGAACACACGCAAAACCACTAAACGGACAAAGATCAATAGGCGCGTAGTTCGCCACACTCCTGATCCATCAAAGATTGATGCGCATTACATTGCGTTGCACGAATGTTACAAAGCAGCTCGTAAAGCAGGATTTACACCAGAGCACGCATTTTGGTTAATGACCGAGCATAAGACTTTTCCTGATTGGGTAGTTGGTGATGGTGGCATCATTCCAAGTATCGATCCAACAGAGGATGACGATTAAGCCAAACCGCAGATATCTGGTTGTTCCAGATTTGCAAATTCCTCTGCATAATGTTGCAGCTGTGAAATCTTTAATCAAGATGGCAAAGCATGAGAAGTTTGATTATGTATTAAATTGTGGCGATGAAATGGATATGGGATCGCAAAGCCGTTGGGCAAAAGGCACAAAGTTGGAATTTGCAGAAACGCTAGATGAGGAAAGATCATTGGCGCAGGACATACTTTACGACTTAGGCACGACAGACATCATCAGATCAAATCACACAGATCGCCTATACACCACATTGCTAAAAGGCGCACCATCATTGATCGGATTACCTGAATTGGCTTATGACAAGTTTATGGATTTTGCAAGTCTAGGCATCAAATACCATCGCAAGGCTTATGAGTTTGAAAAAGGTTTTTATCTAGCACATGGCGATGAAGGCAACATGTCTAAGCATGCAGGTATAACTGCCCTTAATTTGGCTAAGAAGTGGGCTGGGAGCGTAGTTTGTGGGCATTCCCATAGGCAGGGTGCTGTAAGGCATACAACTGGCTTAAACGGGCGTTATTCAACGATTTGGGGCATTGAGGCAGGACACTTAATGGACATGCGACAAGCTGGCTACCTAAAATATAACTCAGCCGATTGGAATATGGGATTTGTAGTTATGTCATTTGGCAAGAAAGGGCATCAAGTAGAGCTGATCCCAGTTAATCAAGATGGGTCATTTACCTACAACCGAAGGACTTATGGGGCTTGAAACAGACTATAAGCACCGCACGATTGATGACCATATCGATGATCTTGAGGATATTGGCGTTATCTAATCGTTATACAACACGCCGAAAGTAGATAACATGAGGTCGTTGCTTTAGGTCATACTTTATGTATGCACAGATAGTCTGTGTATTTAGGGAGCGACATGATAGAAACAACAGCAGCTTGGATAGTGCTTTACAGCGTATTTGCTTATTTTATTGTTTGGGGAATTTACTCAACAGTCAAAGATAATGCCTTTCAGTCGGGTTACTGGAAAGGTCGTAAAGACGGCTATGACATGCACCGCAGGATCACAGATAGCAAGCGAGATCAGGTGTTTGATTATGACAACAACAACTGAACAGTTATTTGACAATGTCATCAAAACTATTCATGCGAGAGGTGTCAGCTATGGGCATCCAATTACAAACCACAAAAGGATTGCCGAATTGTGGAGTGCATATATTGGTTATCCAATCCAACCAAATGAAGTGGCAATTTGTATGGCATTGGTCAAGATCAGCCGGCAAGCTGAGGATCCTGCGAAACTTGACAATTACGAGGATTGCCTTGCCTACATCTCAATTGCTAAAAGCATCACAGATGCCATGCAAGACGACAGCGATGATTGGAAAGACTGATGGCATTTAACTTAGCGGATTATGAGGATGTGGCTACGCTTAACAAATGGTTTATATCTAACTTCCCATCAGGCAGATCTGATATATCTGTAATTAGCCATGATGCAGTCAATGGTTATATCTTGGTGCAAGCGACATTGTGGCGAGATAGCAAAGACACATCACCGGCAGTTAGCAATGTTGCATTTGGCGCACGCGAGAGTTATATCCAAAACATGAAAAAGTTTTATGTTGAGGATACAGCTACAAGCGCATTGGGTAGAGCAATTATTCTACTTAAAGGCTCAGACAAAACAGCTACAAAGGATGACATGAAAAAGGTAAATGATGAACCAATTAAGAACATTTATGGCAGAAGTGGCAATTCGCAAGTTATTGAAATGGCACTCCGAAAGTCATTTGCAGATGATGCTAAGCCAGCAAGCGAACCGACAACTTGGTCAGTCGGTGATGTTGCAGAAGCCTTATCGACCAAACCTAAACAACAAGAATGCATACATGGCTTAATGATATTAAAAGAAGGAACTGCTAAAACTGGTAAGCCGTATTTTGGCTATGTTTGCAGCGCACCAAAAGGTGAGCAATGCAATGCTAAGTGGGCAGTAACAGCTGCTAATGGCAGTTGGTTCTTTAGAGAGGAGGAATAAATGGGCGAAATGATAATGATTGATGGTTCTGGTCTAACTGCTACTTTTACAGATAACGGAGTTAGGGTCGAACCATCAACGATTGTTTGTGATACTTGCAATGATGACAGATTACTTCATGAGGGCGATCTGCTTCGATGCTATTCCTGTCATTCAATCAATCGAATTCCATAGTGCCGAATTACGAATACGCTTGTGATAGAGAGGGGTCGAGTATTGTATTGGATCTTTCGATGCAGCACGAAATCCCTCTTTGTCAAGTATGTGGCTTTGAATTAAGTCGTGTCTATTCAGCAGTTCCAGCAATCTTTAAAGGAACAGGTTGGGCTAGTAAAGATGGCTAAGTTCAGATGCAACTTTTGCTCATCTAACTCAGAGTTTATTTGGATGGATGGCTATTCAACAGCTGATGGTTTTAGAGTATTCCAATGCCTTAAATGCTGTGCTATTGGAACAAAGAATTTAGCAGAGGCAACTGACACTCAAGAGCCTGTAATCCGCTGCGGTAAATGTGGATCATGGCAATTTGTAGATCAGCAATGTCATACTTGTAAATTGATTGGGGCTAAATAATGGATGCTGGTTATGTCGAAACATGGTTAGAGCAAGATGATCTGCGCATTATGACTTGCCGTCTGACCTGCGGTTATGTCAATTGATTTGGAGTGATGTG